ATCATTGCGCTCGATTCTTTTGACAAACAGGTGTAAGTGTTCGGGCATCCGTGGGTCAAAACTCACGAAGTCGCACCAACTTCTGTTTGTACACGCCATCTGCCACTGCATTTGGTCGTAATACTTCTTTGCGGGTTCATCACCAAGTAGTGTGTCGATATGGGTTGCAGTGTTGGGACACTTGATCTCTAGGCATCCATCATCACTCACCAAGCCATCAGGAGAGGCGGCAGACATGGTAATGGTTGGATGGTCAATAGCACCTACCTGATCTACCATATTGCCTGTCTTAGCCTCGTATGCGGCACGAGCAAAAGGCTCAAAAGTGATTCCATGCTCCATAGCTGCATTGGTGTAGGACTCTGCTACTTGGTTTGTCATACGCTCGACTACCAACTGAGCCATGTAGTTAGCCCTGCTAGTGCTGTAGCCTGACTTAGTTTTGGCAACAATGTCAGAGATACGGGATGCAGTAGCTTTGCCGCAACGCTGTTTAAACCATTCGGGTGTGCCTTGTTCAATATCGCTCATGCCTCCCTCGCTTTCATCATTGCATCTGCCATGATGTATGCAGAATTCGCACACACTTGTTCACAATCATTATCTAAGTCACCAACATAAATTCCATCTTCATATTGGCTTTGCAAAATGACTTGCATAGCCTTTGCCGCAAAGTAGTCACGCAAGGTCATTCCGTTATATTGGCGTGATTCCTTGCCCCACCTAGCGGAAACTGGAAATGCTGGCGCACTGTTCATTTGTGCATAGTTCATTTCAATGCTCCTTTACGTTTTTCTTTGGCATCAATCACTTTCTTTTGCCAACTTTTATCACCAGCGCAAGCAGCGTAAGCAAGAACGTAGACATCTTTTAATTCCTCTAAAGTTGATGCGGCATCAATTGCCGCTAAATGGTCAATCATCAAGCCTACATCAATCGTTTCGATGTTGCCTGACCCTGTTGTTGAATCAAGGGCATCATGTTCAACAATCTCCATTGCTGTCACCCAAAGGTAACGGCGTTGGTAAGTCTCAACTGCACCAATGTTCTGCACTTCATGGCAACCCTTGAGAGCCGCAGACCCAAAGGGTGAAGTAATGACAATCTCGCCACCGCCATCAATGTCAACAATGCAAAGTTCTGCTTGTTCTTTGGTGAACGACACTATGCCGATCAATCCAACTTCATCAAATATTTCCATGATTGGATGTAGGAAGTCGCCAAGTTCAAAGTAGTTGTATCCAGCAAACTTATTGTGTCCTGACTTCTTTAGAACCTTTGCTCTTAGCTTTGCTCTTGCTACTATTAGTTTCTTGTAAACGCTCATGTTTGGTTTAGTTTGTTCGTTCATATTGACTCCTGTTTAAACTTCTTGAATGTTATTGAAATGTCTGTGTTTGCTGAGTTTGTATATACAAAATCTGGGTCAATCAGTCTCTTTGTCGGAAGTACCTTTCTTGTTGTTGTCGAAAATTGTTTTGGCAATGCTGAATTGGGTATCAAAGTCAAAGTCTCGCAGCCTGAACCAGTTACCTGAACAGAAGCAGATCGGCGCAGTCGCAACTTTAGGTTTTGTGCAAAACTGGCAAAAATATTCATTTTGGTTTTCCTCTAAGATTTGACCTACTGCGGTTTTCATTTTCATATCAACCCCTATATTCGTTTTTTAGCCACATGGTTCTTACAGTACGCAGTTCCTCGTCTTCATCAATGGATGGAGTCGTTGTCTTGCTGTGCAAGAAAAACTCAGCCCTGCGAATCATCTTGTTCTCAATGCGTTGTTTGATGAGTTGGAAGGCGTAGTCCCAATCGTTGTACTTGATGGCAAGAGGGATAGCTACAGAGCCTTGAATGGCATCCATGATGTCGTCATCATTGAGTTCTTGGTAGGCTATCCACTTAGCCTTATCGAGTTTGTCAGTCATGGAAAAACTCCTCAAAAAATTCCTCAACTTGTTTCTCAACAATGGCGAAGTCACCTTCAGACAATTCGTCTGTAATGTCTTGGCAGATGTTGGTTAGACTGTTTCTAAGGATTAAAGACCAGCAAAATCTGTTGTAGATGCGGTCTTGTGGTGAGTATTCTGCGTCTAAGTCGCATTCAACTATAAGTTGATAATCTTGACCTATCTGTAGGTCGTAGAGGTCAAACCTGTTTAACTCGAATTCCATATTGAAGCCCTTTGAAGTGGTTGGTAAGAGTTCGTAGTGTTACACAGATTATAATGTTTAACACTAGGACAAACCCTAATTGTGGTATTTGTTTAACACTACACAATCTGCGCTCTATGCCAAGACCAAAAACTGAAATGACCAAAAGCGGCAAGACTATTGCTGTACGAGCCACTTTAAGCGAGTGGAATGAGTTTAAACGACTTGGAGGTGCTAGATGGTTGCGACCATATTTAGCTAAATCCATTGAAAAACACCAGCAACAGAAAAAGACTTGATACAATGTTTTGAAACGTGGCTAGGGAATGCAACCCGAAAAGGCGATTCGTTACCGCCCTGCCAATGTTTCATCAGTAACGACAACCGACAACGTGAGGTTTAGCATGAAACTTATACCCAAAAATTGGGCTGTATTCCAGCACTATAAAGACCGCAATCCACCTTGGATAAAACTCCATCGTGAAACCCTGAACGACAGAACATTTATGTGCTTACCGATTGCTAGCAAGGCGCTAGCACCATTGATGTGGTTGCTAGCATCAGAGTCCAAAAATGGTGTTTTTGATGGTTCAGTCGATGACCTCATGTTTAGACTGCATATCACCAAGAAGGAATACGATGATGGTGTTAAGCCATTGATTGATAAGGGATTCTTTGAGATTGCTAGCGGAGTGCTAGCAGAGTGCTTGCAAGATGCTAGACCAGAGACAGAGACAGAGACAGAGACAGAGACAAAGAGAGAGACAGAAGCAAAAAAGTCCACAAGAGGCTCACGCCTCTCTGCTGATTTTGTTTTGCCAAAAGAATGGGAAGATTGGGCTAAACAAGAAAGACCCGATTTAAACTTGCAGAGCGTAGGAGAGCAGTTTAGGGATTACTGGAGTGCAAAAGCTGGTTCAGGCTCTACAAAGTTGGATTGGCAAGCCACATGGCGTAATTGGGTGAGAAACCAAAAGCAAGTGTTAAAACAGGCTGACATTGCAAGAACGACAGTACCAGCAAGCTCAGGGCGTGACCCTGCGCTGATAAAACTTGATGAAGATTACAAAAACAGTAAACCGAACCCTGAAATACTTGCAAAAATCAAAGAAGCATTGCGAGGTAAAGTAGCATGACCCGAACAGAAGCAAACCAAATCCTTGACAAACACAAAGAAACACACAAACTTAGCTTTGCTGACACAAACAGAGCGCTTGCAATTACTGGAGACTATGAAGAACATGGAAGCGAAGGAGTGGATAGCGAGGCACAAAAGGAAACAATACGACCTTGGGAGTGTGAATGCTTCAGGTTGGTGGCGGCAGACCTTGTACGACATAGGTCAAAAGCGTGGTCAAGCAGCAGTTGATGATTTGCGTAGGCGAATGAACAATCTTAAAGGAAATCAATGATTTACATCGGTATCGACGCTGGTTCAGTAAGTGGCGCACTTGGGGCAATAGACCATGATTCAAATTATATTTCGTCATTTATGATTGACCACAAGGACAAACACATTCTTGCTTTAGTCTTTAAAAGTCGCATTTTGTCTATTGTTGACCCCAAAATAGGCGCAGAGATATGCATGGAACAGGTTCATGCCATGCCCCAACAAGGCATTTCGTCAACTTGGAATTTTGCGAGAGCAGTTGGAGTTATTTCAGCAGTTTGTGAATTGACAAATTACCCTTTTCATTTGGTCAGTCCCCAAAAGTGGAAAAAGCACTTTGGGCTGAGTGCAGACAAAAACGAGGCATTAGACCTTGCAAGAAAACTATTTCCCAAGGCATCGCTAAAGCTGAAAAAAGACATAAACAGGGCTGAAGCGTTATTGATAGCAGAGTATTGGAGACAGCAAATAAATGGCACTACCCCGTAAAACCCCGAATAGGATCTATATGACCCTTACGGATAGTGAAAAGTTAATTCTAGACACAATGGGTAATGGTAGCGATCATGCTGGGATGAAAATAGCTATTGCATGGGCTGCACACTTCTATAACCTAGGCTTAGATCCCGATGCATCCCTAGATCATGTGGGACTATGTACCTATAACCTATACAATAGCGATTAGACGGGTTTTAACGTGCCTAGGATCGATTTTTATGGATAACCTAGGGCTAGATAGCAGTAGGCAAGAAAAAAGCCCCGAAGGGCTTGAAATAGGAAGTGTTCACTAACTTATCTTAAGACTTCTAACAATTCTTTTTTAACCGAATCTAAAACATAAGGGTCATCAAGCATTTGTTCTGCCTCAATTTCTGTAAGATATTCATAGTTCTTAAAGTGATAAGGATATTCCTCTGGTTTATCTTCATATCTTTCATCAAACCAGATGGCATTGGGCGTATGTAAATCGCTTGTAAAACTTAGTTGAATCATGGTGAAACCTTTTCAATGTTGTACTTTTGGCGCAATGATGCAATGGCGCAAGCATCTTGCTTTTCTGTCAGAATGAATTGATTGTGTGGCGGTTTTTGGTACAAATTAAAGGTTTTAATGCTTGTCAAATGCCAACCACTTGATTTTCTTTCAAGCAGAATACTTGTGCCAGTGCGGGAATATTTATAGCTATGAGTGACAGTCTTACCTGAATAAGCGATAAATTTAGCACCTATAGCATCTTTTTTCAGTATGCCTAGTTTTTCAAGACCTGATTCAGCATCTTGAACCACTAAAGAAATTTGCAAATAATCTGTAAAAGTGTGTTCTTTTGATTTCCCATTTACTAATGAGAGTGCAGTCTCAACATCAATGCAAATTTTAGAAGGTAAAAAATACACAATTCCCAAAGGGTCGGGAGTTGTACTTGTGCTTTTTTCATGCCCAAATTTTAAATTAATACTTTTCATTTTGAAGCCTTTCGTAGAATGATTTTGAGAAGTAATGCAATTGCAGCATAGATCATGCGTTAACCTCTTCGGGATGTTCAATCATGCAATATTCCGATATTCCAGCGTCATACCCTTTTTTATACTCGTTATAGTATTGATCCATAAACGGGTTATGTTGAAACCCGTCATAAAGTGCATGATAAAAACCTAGGGCATATGCTGCTTTTTGATTTAATTCTATTTGAGTCATGGTTAGCCCCACAATCCAATAATTAACATTAAGAAAAAAAACCCAGTAAGGCTAACCCCTACAATAATTTGATCTATTTTTTCCATGATCATGCCCCTAAAGCTTTTAATTCGGCCTTCAATACTTTAGCCCGTTCACCCCTAAAGCTTGACGCATTGGACAAAAAATATAGGACTACGGACTTGGCAGAATCTTCATGATATCGATCATTAATCGAATTTAATTCAAGCATAGCGTCTAGATACGGTTTTGCAGCATAGTTAACATTAGCCCATTCTTTGCGAATATCTAGGGCTATGGATCGAATGGCACGTTTTTCAGTTGTCATGTTGAAACCTTTTAATTGATTGATTGAAATTCTAGGTTAGTCAAAACCTAGACCATAGACCCCTATGAATAAGAGTCTACAGTCTATGCATTAATTACGGGAATAATGAATAGGACGTTCATATAAACCCCGTTCATCCCTATAGACCGATACATAATGTCCGTATTTTGTACCGTCGGCATAGGTTAGCCCTACAGTTTGCTCATATGCTAACGGTCTACCGTCCCACATATGGGAGATATTCTCCGATTCTAGGCATTCTGACAATGTGTTGAATTTATTTTGTTTCATGGTTACCCTTTTAATTAAATTTATAAATTGTTTTGCCATTGTCTAATCGGTATATATCCGATATGTAATTTTTATTAATGCGAATAGTGTTAACTTTACAATCCCCCTTCTCAACTAAAAAAGCTTTTCGGGTAACGGTGCAATATGTGATATCCGATCCTATGGGAAAACGTACACCACTAACGGCGCAAATACCCGCATAACGGGCTAGCATTGTTTTAAGCATAGTGAACCCCCTTAATTTGAACAAAACCGTTATCTTCACGTTTAGCCTTACCTTTAGCGTACAAGGCTACTACTACGTTTTTGGGTTCAATATGACGCACGTCCGTATTGTCTCCATCAACTACTAACCACGTCCTAAACGTGCTAGGGATATCGGATTGTTTTTGGAAAACCACAGCCACACGGGAATTATTCGGGTTAGTCAACCCCTTGATTGATATCGGTTTTGGGGTAATAGCAGAGAATGAATAGGTTAGATCGTAATTCCCGCACGTTTTCCCGTCTAGGTTTCTGCTAGGGTGTTTTGTATAGTCATAAAATTGAACCGTAGGGAATAACTGAAATATCGTTTTCCCGTCAATTATGGGTAAGTTTTCGTATGGGATGTCACTCGTACCATTGGGTCTAACTAAAGGGGTTAAACCTAGATTTCTAGCCCTATTCTGCAAAGTCCATACATCGGCGCATAGTGACAATAGAAAAGCTTGTTGATTCTGATAATAGAAATCAGTTTTAGATTGTCTAGCCAATTGGACGGAATTGAATGCACCCCTACCAGCACTCTTCAAACACCCTT